TGAAGCACCTCCCCAAGCATCCCACATAAGACCACCACAACCCTCGTTATAAGGTACGTCTTTATGCTGTTGGTGTCTATTAAAAGAAGCCATACGTCCGATAGTTTCCCAACTGATGTTGTCTTTGTTTGCTAACTGTCTCGCTCTAGTCCAACCTACTCGAGTTCCACAATCAACGTTATTCTCTTCTTTGTATTTAATTGCTTTCTTTGCGTTGTTAGACGCAGACTCAGGATAGTCGTTAAACGTTTCTTCAAACTGATGTTTTTGAAATGCCATCCAATTTGATTCAATTGCAGGGTTGTCGACTAATGCTATCATTGACACTCCTGACTCATCTTCTTCGTCAATAATTAATTCTAATAATTCGCTTTTTTCCATAATATAAATTTTAACTTAGTGTTGCCTGTCCTTGTATGACATTCACTTGATTTTGTGTGTTAGTAATATCTGTCTCTGTAACAAAAACCTGAGTCGGTCCTTGTGGAACAATTGTACTCGTATTTGTAACAGGTGACAATTGAGGAGCTGTTCCTCCGCCACCTGAAAAGTCAGGAGCTTTGTTTCCTCCGCCACCAGGACTCGAACTCTGAAACTGTTGTTTACTTATTGTCGCAACGTTAGCCAATCCGTTAGCTATGGCAATCCCTGCCGCTATAAAAGGCTGTGCGGGGAATAAGACCGTTGCAGGGTTTGCCGCAGCACTCGCAAAGATAGCATTTGCACCCTGATAAGTTTGAATTATTGCCTGTGCAATTTGTAATTTTTTATTTATTTCAAAGGCTCTCTTTTGACTCTTCTCGTTATCCTTTGCAAACGCTGTTGTTAAATTAATTAAAGCACCTACTCCGTCAGCCGCTAATCCTAACTTTGCATCTTCTAAAGCTATTTGTCTCTCTAACTCTTTTTGTTGTTCTTCTCTTTGTTTATCATAATAAGCTTTATAAAATCCCGATAGTGTTTCAAGTGTAGACTTTTCTTCTTCTTTTAGTTTATTATTTGTTTCTATTTCCTCAATTACTCGTCTATTGTTTATCTCTTTTCTCGCTGCGAACATTAAATCGTCAGCTTCCTTTTTTGCTTTTGCTTCTTCGTCTGCTAATCTTTTAGCTCTTTTTGCTGCTGCATCTGCTCTTTTTTTAGCGTTAGCTTCATCTTCCTTTTTTTGTTTTTCTAATTCTTTTAATCTGTCAGCCTCCTCTGCTATCATTTCAGCGTCTTGAGCGTTCCCCTCAATTGCTATTTTCATTTTAACTTTTAATCCTTCAACTAAATCGTCTATACTACTCTTATACTTTTCGTTTTCTTTAATAGTTTCATTAGTTTTTAAATTGGCTAAATCTTGTGCCGACATACTAAGTTGTAGTGTTGCTATGTGGTCCATAACTCCAACATTAACTCCTGTTTGAGCTTCTAATTCTAACTTTAAATTCTCTTTTGTTTTCTCCTGTCTTAATTCCTCTAAAGCCTCTAACTGTGCTTTAATAGTAATTAACTCAATGTTTTTCGTTAGTTGTTCGCTAACTGCAATTAATCCGTCTTTCTCAGCGTCAACGTTGTCTAGTAGTCCAGGGTATTCTTTTTGTAAGTCTTTAACAGCTTGAACTTTTTCCTCTCTCGTTGCTGTATCGTCTTTTAAAACTTTTTGTAATTTGTCAGCAGCGTCTAACTCTTTGCCTATGCTGTCAATTGCTTTTGCAGACGCGTCATTGTATGCCTGTTGTGCCTCTGTTGTACTTCCTAAAGCCTTAGTTACCTTATCCCAATTAGCAATTAAAGTACCTATCAACACAACCAAAGCACCTATTCCCGTAGCTATTAAAGCTCCTCTCATTAACTTAAACGACTTTGTAGCTGTATCTGTTGAAAGTCCTAAGGCTTTGTTTGCTATTGTAGTCGCTTTTGTGAGTGCAAGGTTTGCCTTTTCTGCTGTGTTTTTAGCAACAAGAACAATAGTGCTTTCTTTCTCTAAATTCTTTCTTAACGTTTCAACACCCATTAAGACAGATTGTGCCCCTTGAAGCTTAACCATCGTTTCTCTCAACTCCTCACTCTCAACACCACTCAAAGCCATCACACCCTGAAACGCTGTGAATCCTGCGACAACAGTTGTTCCAATATCTAGAGCCGCCTGAAGTTTGACTCCGTCATTTGCGAGTCTATTAACTTCGTTTTGAATATCAATATATCTGTCTTTTAAGGCTGCCGCTTTTTGTATTGCGTCTTTTCCTAGAGGTGATGTTCTTCCTGCTTCTAAGGCAATAGCTTGATACTGTTGTATCTGTTTATTCATTGCCCTGATATTAACAGGAGCTTCCTCTATCTCTTTATTTAATGAGTCAAACTGTTGCTGAAGACTCTGTGTTTCTTTGTCAGACTTATCTATAGTATTATTTAGTTGTTTAGTTGCCTTTTCTAACTCTCCTAAATTACTAACAGCTTTACCCGTTTGTACGTCTAATTCTAATGCTATCTTTTCTGCCATTTTTATTTAGTGCTTATAATATTGTAAGTATCTCCGTCCCATTGCAGCTCAACTGTGTCATATGCTGAAGTCATTGTGTAAGTTGCTGCTCCGTCTATTAAGTTAGTTCCTGCGTTAATAATTGCTTGATGTGATGAGTGTAGTTTTTTAAATATCCAAATTTTCCCATAAGTCGCAGTTGTTGGGAAAGTCAAAGTAACATTTGCCGCAGATGTATCAATTAAGTAAGTTCTCACACTCTCTAAAACTCTCGCATTTATGTTGACAGTTCTTATAGTTCCTGTTCCTTGTATCTCGTTATTTATGTAAGATATATTACTATTTAAAACCTCTGTGTTGTCTGTGTTTATTAAACTAACGTTTTTAGCTCCTGATACTAAATTATTGTTTCCGTTAATTGTTACATTCTCACTTCCTGCTGTGACGTAATTATTAGAGCCTATGATACTAACATTTTTAGCTGAAGCGTCAATGTGATTATTTGAACCGAAAGCTCGAACGCTTTCAGAGTTTATAATATTATTATTTGAGTGTTGTATCATTCCGCTTTGATAGAGTGGAGTGTTCTCTCCTGCTAACACACCAGTCCCTCCGTTTATTATTGCTGTAGTCGGTTGGAATACTGTCGCTAATTTAATCTTTAAAAACTCGCATTTTGTCACAGGGTTTGACGGGTTGTAATTTTCTATTTTATTTAATCTAAAATAAGAACCATTAAAGTAATATTGTTTTTTAAACGAAAGTGTTTTTATGTCGCCAGGTGTTAAGTAGAAATAAGCGTTTACTATCTTACTGTTAACGTCTGTTATCTCTTCAATAAACTTAGAATAGTATTTTTTAAATAAGTTGTTATCTGTTAATGTTATAGGATAGAAAGTGTCATCGTAATAAATCTCTTTTGTTAATCCGAAATTTATATCTAAGGTTGGAGTATAAGGGTCGTCAAAGTGACCTGCATACGGATAAGTTGTGTTGAAAGTAGAAGACACTAAAGAGCCTCGATGCTCCCAAATAGAGTTGCAATTTTTTAAACCTCCGTAATATAATATCCTAATATTTGACTCTGTTCTCGCCTGTCCGTTGTTTTCATCGTATTTCTTTATTGATGGAATAATTCTGTCTTGGTCTAATTGACCGACTAACGGAGTAGGTGAAAATATAAGTTCTGTCTTATTTGTATTCTTTAAAAACTCGTTATTAATTTCTTTCTTTCTTTGACCGTAGCTCTCATTCCAGGTGGCTGTATAAAGGTCGTTATAATAGTCTTTATCATCTTTGTATTTGTATAAGTATTCTTTTGAGTCAATTGCTGCCATAGGTAGAAACTCAATAACTTGAGAGTTGTCTAATTTGTCAGACCAATCAACAATAGTGTTATTATAAAAGTCCTCTCTCGGTTCTATCAATAAGTTTTTATCGTTGTTTTCGTCAGGCTGAATATATAGATTAAACATCTTTATAATAGACATAAAGAAGTCTTTTTGTTTTATATTCTTAGGTATTACAGTATTAAAGTCTATTGAGTCACCCTCAACATAATTGTTATTTGCAACTTGATTCTTAAAGATACCGTTAGAAACATTCAAAGCAATTTCTCCAGTAAAATAACCTGATGTGTTAAAAGGGTTTGGAGATTGAACAAATAGCGGAGGTGTAGGTCTTACACTTACATTTCCTAAAGAAATCTGTCCGTTATATTCGCTTAATTCATAATATTCTAGATATAACTCTGTTTTTAAATTTGTTTCTATTGTGTCGTTTGCTTCTAACTCAACGTTATTAACAACAACCCAATATTTATTAGGTTGAACAGACTCGGTTCTAGGATAACCGTCATAATACCATTTGATTGTAGGTGAAGAGGTATTTATAAATGAAGTGTATTCAATATCGTTATATCCTTCTAAGTAAGAGCTATCAGGATAAGTAGCTCCTGAAGTTGTTACACTTGTCGTTCCTGTTGGGATAGCTGTATTTGTGTCGTAATTAATTAAATACTCTTTACTCCCTAAGATTCCTGTTGTTATTACTGTGCCTGTTGTGTCTGTGTAAGTATATCCTCCAACTGTAATTCCTGAAGAGTTACGTCTCACAAGTTCTAACTTTCCAAATATTGATGTTATATTCCTAACATCAACACTCGGAGAAGCTCCTGTTGTGTACTCTTGAGGAGTGAAAGTCCCTGTTAAATCAACCTCAAATTGTAGGTTATAAGTTCCTTTTTTATTACAAGTGTATTTACCTAATGATGTGCTATAAACGTTGTTAGGGTCACTTTCAGCAGTCATCTTAATAGAATAAGTGTCGTGACTTAAAGCACCGTTAAAACTAGAACCTGCGTTTAGATTTAGATTTTGACTCGTTGAACTTGTCGACTGGTATTGTGCTGTAGTTGCTGAGAATGTTCGAGTGCTTATCTCTGATGTTGTAAACTTAAAGTCTTTTGCATTAAAAGGAATTATTAATTTATTAAAAGGGTCTGACGTTAAGAAAGTTGAGGTGTAGCTATATCCCGCAGCAGCAAACATTTTGTCAATGTAGTCTTTTGCAAAAGCGGCAGGAAACAACTCAGTAACTCCCCAGTCGTAAAGGTCAACACCTGTAGCATAATCAATCATTGGGTAGACATATCCTGTCGTTGCAGACCAAGACGCTATTTGATTAGCCTGTGTCCAATTATGATTAAGTGTACTCCAATTCATTGAAGCGTCATCTAGCTCCTTGTCGCCTAAAGCGTTGACAAAGTTTCCTAAACGTCCAATAATAACACACTCATAAGAAATTAAACCGTCAGTATTGTTAACTTTTTTTAGTTGTAGATAACCATCAATTTGAACTTCTCCGTCTACTAAGTAAACGACATCAGTTTTTAAGTTAGGATTAAAAGTCTGTAAAGACGTATTAATATCAAAGATGTGTTCAAAGATTTTGTTAATCTTCTTAGACCCTGGAATTGTGATAGTCTTTGAAAAGTCCGCTTTTCTTGTGTCAGGCTTTGCAATGTCTGCAATATTAAAAGTTAAGTTAGGATTTAAAGACTCTATTAACTCAATTGTTTGACCGTCAATATATAACTCTTCCTTTGTCATCCTGAACAGCTTTCACAATTGTCGTCATCAATGTTACAAGTTCTTTCGGGAACTGGCATTTTCTCCAATTCTCTAAGCATCTTTTCAAATTCAGTTTCTTTGTTTTCCATCTTAATATCTTTGTCTGTAATTATCAACCCCAAACTCTAGGTTAATTTCTAAATTAAATATTTTATCTACTTTGCTTCTTTTCTCTTCCCAATTGCCCTCTATATTTTTAACAGGAATCCTTTGATTGTTTTCGTGTAGGTATATCTCAGGCGACTCAATCAACTCTAATAACCAATTAAAAGTATCAGCGTCAACCCAGTCTGACGTTAGTTTCATTTTAGGCTTAGAGGTTGTATAATATTGAACTTTTTGTCTGTCACTTATTGAGTAATTAATTACACCTACAGACGATAGATTCTCAGGATTTTGTTTGAAGAACTTTCTCTCTATTTCTTCGCTTCTTTTACTGACCTTAGTAAAATTAAAATAATCAAAGCCTCCTAACGAATTTAAAAACTCTAGTCTTCTCGTCTCATATCGACACTCGCTATCAATATTAAAAAACATTTTCTTAGTCTTTATTGATGTTGAGTTATAAAGTGCAACACTATAAGAAGTCGCTGAAGATGAGATTATCGGTTGACTACCTGACAAGAACTCAGCCGCTGCAACGTTGTTAAGTGTTTGAGGTGATGCTGCTACACTAACGTGGTGTTCTGTTACTGCTGTTGGTTTTCTTAACTCTGACGAAGATAAGACAGCTCCTGCACTATTATACTCTTCTATCTTCACTCTGTCTATTGGGTAAGCTGCATTATCATATAAAAAATATAGATATCCCTCGTCTGTTAATTCTACTTTAACGTTCCCGCTTTCATTAGCTGTCAAAGTGTTTGGTTGATTAGTTAACCAATCAGAACGAGTAGCACCTCCTCCAACTAAATATTCTGTGAATTTATCTGTAACCTGCCAATCGTAGAAGTTTAAAACGCTTCCTCTGTAGTTAGGTAAAGCTCCGTTAAACACAATTAAGTCGTAAAAGTTAGCGTCTTCTAAAGGACTCGGAAAGCTTACTGTTTGATTTAAAGATTGTGTTAATGTGCCACCGTTATAATGTTCCCAACCAAAGCGAATTTTAAACTGTCTCCAGGATGCATCGTTGTAGTATTGAGGACCGTCAGAATTGTCGAACATTGCCTCCTGATTAGTTTGATTAATCTCACTTAGTATTGTTTGAACATATGACTCCATTACTCCATTCATATTGACTCTTCCGAACCCGTCTGTTCTTATAGGTGTTTTTAATCTAGACAATAAAACAACTCCTGTTGTCTCGTAAATATCTATAATATATTGAAAACCCTCATAGCCTCTCGTTGTTGCGTCAGACTCTTTGACTACAATCTCAATAGGATTATAAACGGTTCTATAATTCTGTGGCAAGTTGCTTACTGTAATACTCATTTTTTCAAAATCTTTTTCATTCCTTTACTAACTTTTTTAGTAGTAACAATTCTAATATCTTTTTTAAACTCATTAAACGCAGGACCTGTGAATGTCTCTTTCATACAGTCATCAAAGAAATAACGAGGTTTAATCCCTTTGTATGCAATTACGTTTCGAGCTATATATTCGTTTATCCCTTTACTCTTTGCCCACTCTCTAATGTGACTCACTCTCGGACCTTTCTTAAATTGATAAGGCGAGTCGGGAGCGTGAACAACCCAAGGCTTTCGCTCTGATTCAGGACCACTCTTTCTTAGTCCTCCTATTCCTTTAACACCCTGATTAATATAGTCGTAATAATCAGCCATATACAAAGTCGCTGTCATCTTTTGACCAAACATCTCTATAGGCATCCTTACAGAGTCTTTTAAACCTCCCTTATAAACAACACCCTTCTCGTCAATAGTTGCCTTTAAACAGTAAACCATCTCAGCCGCAATATTGCTCATCACTTCTCCTAACGTTGTAGGATTGTCAACAACAACTTCCTCTAATTGAGAAACGTCAAAAGAATTTATGTCGAAAGGACTCTCACTCATTATCTACGTTTTAATTTCTGCATTGATTCGCTGTGCTGCTGTCTTTCCATCTTTTGTTTGTCTGTGTAGTAAGCGACTACATTTAACGCTTTAATCACCTCCCAGGCGAGTATCTCATCCCATTTATCAACCCTGCTGTTTGTAAGATTGTCTAACGTTGACCACCATCCCCAACGCTCAGAGAATCCAGTTCCTTTTTGGACTCTCTCATTATCTTCTCCGCTTTCTCCATCAAAGAGGTTTTTATATCTGTTGTTAAGTTCGGTAAGTGATTGTAAAAAAAAACACCGATAGGATAAGCAATAGATATAGGCATATTCTCTAAGAAGTTATCTGCTGTCTGCCTGACGACTTCTCCTGTAACTTCAACGTCTTTCCATCTGAACCGCTTCTTCTCAATTGGTCGGCATATCGTTGTCAGTATTTTATGAAGGTTGTTGAAAATTACTTCTTGATTGTCTTGAGCGTCCTGCAATATTTCCATATTGTTAATGTACTCACCAAATAAAAGTTTATTAGCGTTTAGCTTAAACTCATACCAATGAGAACCTATCTTAAATCTTTTGTTAACTAATGTGTCAGGGAGTTCAGTATTTAGAAAAGCTAATTTCTTTTTAATCTTATGGTACTGCTCCAAACTTATGTTTTTAATTACTTCTTTCTTTTCGCCTGTTAACACACATAAGATATTAATAACCCTTTCAATCTCACTCATTTCGGTGTTTATTACGGGTCTTAAATTAATATACTTTTGTAGCGTTATATCATTCCAAGATGTTGGTAGTGTAATCTCCATAATACTATATATAACAAATTTTTTAATATTTACAATAAACACAAAAAAAAAGAGGAGACGCTCTTTTGCCGACCTCCCCTTTTAAGTGGTTTAATTCAATACAAATATACAAAAAAAAAGCTACTCGTTAAAGTAGCTCTTAATTTAGTTGTTTAGTTTTTACTTTAATTTATTTAATAAATCTTTAGCAAGTTTAACATCATATTCTAAATCATCTTTTACTACTTTACTTAATTCAGTATTGTGTAAAGTTTTTTCATTTTCTCTTTTAGATAATCTTAATAAATCTTGTAAAAGCATTTTTTCGTGTGTGGTTAAAGTCATAGTTGTAAGTTTAGTTGTTTAGTTAATTACAATGCTAATATATATATAATATTTATAAACTACAAAACTTTTTTAAGTTTTTTTTAGTTCACTATAAGTTAACTACAAGTTAACTATTGGTATTATATAATCTATTATAATCTAGTCTTTTATTGTTTAGTCTATTGTCATTTTATCTCTTCTTTTCTCTTCTTATCTTATCTCTTCTTAATGCTTGAGTATTGCTTAAGCATTGCTTAAGTATTGCTTTAGCATTGCTCCCTCTGTTGAGAGCTTAAAAGTGTTTAATTTAGTCACTAATGACAAAATATTTATTTGCAAAAAAAAGCCACTTTTTACGGTGGCTCTTTAGTTAGTTTTTGTTTTTTATTTTATAGTGTAATTGGTTTAGAAAAGTAATTAATTACAGTACCGTTTTTAGTGTGGTTTGTCATATTCATAACGTGAATGTCTCTAATGTCTTTAACTTGACTAATGTCTATAATTTTCTTTAACCCAAACTCGTTTATATTATGCTGTAGTAATTGATAGAAGTTGTTTTCACAAGAAACTAAACAAACCAATTTTTGACGTATGTTTATTTTGTCTTGTAAAACTTTTAATATCATTGTTTTAGGTTGTGTTAAGTTCTCTCTTTGTTTTTTAGTTCTGTTAATTTTAAATTTTAAATCTTTCATTGTGTTTGGTTTTAATTAATTACAATGTAAATATATAAATATAATATATATATAAAAAACTTTTTACACTTTTCTTACACTTTTCTTACACTTTTTTTATTCTACCTCTGTAAATTAATTTATCTAATTGAATACCAACCTTTGTTATGTTCCTTTAAATGTATTAAAGCAACGTATCTCAACGCATCCATTAAGTGGTCCAAGCCGATTGGTTTTTGTAGACTGTTCCCGTTTTTGTCTGTCGCCCATTTATATGTCCTAAACTCTTTTTTTAAATTACTACTATTAACAACGTTTATATTATAACGTTTAAGAATGTCAATTCCGTTTAGTATTGAGTCCCTACCTTTGACCGCGGGTTTTGCGTTTATACCTAATCTATATAACTCTTCTATTGATTTAGGTTCTGCACTATCACAGATAACCTCATCTCTATTGACAATAGATTTAAGACGTTCAGCTAGGTCCTGATTAGTTAACCCTTTCTCGTAAACTATCTCTTTTAAATATAAGTCTTTATCTCGTTTGTAAACAGCCAAACAAGCTGCAGGGTCTAAGCTATAACCAAAGTCTAATCCATACGCTACGAGTTTAGCGTCAGGCATCCTGTCAACGTATTTAACATTCTCATATATTAAACCGCTTATATTACCGTATTCACCAAGACCGTATATCTTCCAAAACTCTTTATCTGTTTGCTGTAGGTATTCTATTTCTTTAATTAGTGACTTAGGTAAGAAAGAATTGTTTTTGTAATTAGATACTATTACCTCAACGTCTCCGACTTCATTAGAACGCTTAATCTCTAGCTCCTGATTTATCCACACTTGTTCGTCATCAGGATTGAAGTCAATAAAGATTTTATTCTCGGTCCTCATTAACAACTGGAAGAACTCCTGTTTGTATTCTAATTCGTTTGCTTCATTACAGTATAATATATTTCTTTTAGCTCCTCTCAGTTTCTGTTCGTCATCTGCTCCTATAAACTCAACTAATCTCTTTCCTACTCTGTATTGTTTCTTAGTCTTGTTGTGGTCAACTAAATTATACCAACCTTCAGCTTTCAATATATCTTCAAAATCTCTAACAACTGTTCCGTCTAAGTTCGTACGATATTTACGTACTGTAGTCCATACACCCTCGTTGCAGTATTGACCTTCGCCATAATTGCCACTAATCAACCACAAAGCACATAATTGATTTAAAGACCAAGTCTTACTACTTCTCGTCCCTCCTCGATTAACTACGATTTTAGATTCGCTGTCATAGTTACGCTCAAATATCTCAGTCGCTTCCACGCTTTATATTGATATTAATATTGTGTACAGTCTGCTCTATCTCCTGTTTGTCAGGTGCGTTGAGTCCGAACATCTTTGCAATAGAATCGTACGCTCCTCTATAGTCAGAACCTTTAACCATTTCTTTAAGTAAATAGAACTTCGCTTTCTGCTCCTTAGAGAGGTTTTCTTTTGCTGCTAGGTCCATAAGATATTCCCAAGATTTAATCATCTTAAAATAACCCTCAGCTACGTCCTTGCGTGTGATTTGAAAAGACTCAGCTTCTTTCTTTTGTAACTCTTTGATAGTTAGTAGTATGTTAGTATCTGATAACATCTTACTTGAGTTTACTTTAATGGTATCAATTGAAGTATTCTTTCCTACATCATAAGCTCGTCTATAAGCCTCTGAAGCGTTGCCTGTGTTAACATACTCTTCAGCAAATTTTCTCTGTTTAGGTGTTAGCTTTTTGCTCATACTTCTTAATTAAATCTCTAACCCATTTAGGCATCGTCTTTCTTTCGTGTGCTAGTTTCAGCCGCTCTATCTCCCAAGAGCTTTTGAATTTTCCGTTTGTTTGTTCTATTATTTCCTCCTCTAAGGTTTTTATTAGTTCTAATATCGTCACTGTTTGAAATCACTTCTTTAATAAAATAATCGGGTAGTCTTCTCCACCTCTCTCTAGCTTCCATAAACCGCACAAAGAAGTTAACCGCTTCAGCTCCGTGAAGTTTCTTTTGCTCCTCAATTTCTTTTGGTGTTAGCTTCATATGTCAGCTAAGTCTTTTATATTAACTTTAAACTGTTTGATGTTTCCCTCTTTATAGTGGGAGACTAAAGCGTATTTGCTTTTTAGTTTTTTAATATAGACTTGCTTTCCGTTATATGTAAGTCTTCGTTTCATCATTTCTGTGTTATAGTTCGTCTTCTCTATCCAGTTCATCTAAATTATATATATATGCTAATTCTAAAATATTAAAATCATAATTATCATTTAATGTCATTGAAGACACTCCGTTAATATCAAACATCTCGTAAACTTCTCCGTTCATTTCTGAGTAATAGAATAGACCCTCTTCGTCTATAAAGTAGCCATAGCTAACTTTCCCTTTTCTTTCGAGTTTGTTTTCTGACATTCTTTTTTACTGTTTTCTTTTTAACTACTTTTTTCTCTGTCTCTTCTTTCTTCATTAACCATCCGTATAATTGTGACATTTGATTCTTTACACAACTATTACAAGCCCAACTAATCCTAATGTCAGGGTTTATTTGTTTTAGTATAGGGTCTAACTCATTTTTTAAATAATCTAATCCAATACTAGACGGAAAAGCTGAAGTTAACTTATATATCTTAATTACTTTATCTACATTCATAATAAACGTCTTTCTATTATACGTAAAAATAACGAACTCGACAACACAATAGGATTAAAAGTTATAAAAAATACTATTATCGAAAGCCAAAACGTTAGGCAGAAACTACAGTTAAAAGGTTTGTAGTCTAATATATAAAGCATTGGACGAGCATAATCTGTCCAGGCTGTTGTTAGTGTTATTATTAAAATTATCTCAACCATAAAATTCGTTTAATTGCCATTTTTGTTTAATTCTTTTTGATAACTCTTCTATTTTAAAATTGATAGTGGAGTTGCTTATTTTACTTTTTTCAGATAGACAAGACTTAATGCCTCTGCAAATTAATAACTGCTCAATAAGTATCTTATCTAATCCCGATAGTGAGTCAACTAATTCAATTAATACCTCATCTTTGAAACAAGTATTTGAGTAAGTGTCTATATCTTTTAAGTCTTGAAAGTGAGCAGGTATATAATACTTTTTTTGATACTGTCCTCTCTCGTTTATTATTTGAAACAGACAAAGCTTATATATATATTTTTTAATACTGTTCTCGCTATCTAATTGCAAAATAAAGTCTTCGCCCTTTTCTAATAAGAGTAAGATTATATCCTGTTTAAAATCTTCTATTTGAACAACTCGGTATTCTCTACCAATAAACAAAATAAAATTCTCTATTTTCTTAATAAGCTTGTTGTTCATTTTGTAAAATTAATAATCTTTTTGAACATTATACATTTCAGACTTTAAAAAACTTATGTTAGTTCTCATTGAATCGGCTACACGATACCCAGATTCCAATAATCTTCTTAGTCTATACATCTCGGGAACAGCAACGTTAGCTTCGTTTGTTGCCCTTGCTACGCTAAAACCTTCATTTACTTTATTATGAATAACAGACTCAAAGTCTTGGTGTGCTTTCGTTCTTATTGTTTCAACGTGGTACAACATAGACGTAAGTTGTTTTAATTGGTTGTTTAGCGTCTGACCGTCAAAGATGTCAGTAGTATTATAGTCGTCTATAATATCAGCTATTTTATTAAGTGTTTCTTTCATTTCTTAACTCTTCTAATTCTTTAACAATATTTACAAAGTCGTTGAACTGTACAGCAACATATTCTGACTCAAAGTTTTTCGTAAAACAGACCAAAGGAATAGTCCCTCTCGGTGCGTCATTACGAGACTGAGCGAGAGCCTTCCAAATATTTAGTTTCTCTTGGTTCTTACACTCCCAAGAAAACTCTGACATAATAGAGTTATCGTCAATACAAAGAATGTCTCCTTTAAAATCCATCCCGCCTGAAAGCGGAGTCCTTCGAATTTTACAGTTAAACTCTTTGCTTAATTCGTTTGCTATTTTTCTCTCGAAATTTTTTCCTTTTTTATTTGCGTTCAGTGCCATCGTTTATTAGTTTTCTTATTTGTTGTCCTAAGTCTTTATCGTTTGGGTATTTATCACAATACTTTTTTAGTATGTAACTAAGTATTCTGTTCGTCTTTAACTCGTCCTCGTAAATCTGAGTATAAACTGAGTCTTTGACTTGTCGGTATTCGTTAAGGGTTCTTTTCTTCATCGTTAAAATATATATCAATTAATCTAATTAAAAACATTCCAGTCAATATAGCTATAAAATGTGATATCAATAAAAGACTTAATAAGTAATTCATAATTTTTTATTTTATTTCCACTCTTCTAAAGTGTTTATTTTTAGTTTCAATTCTACTATATCCTTTGTCTGTAATGCATTGTTTAGTCTAAGCTTTCTTACTTCTTTTAATAAGTTTCTATTGTGTTCTGCTAACTCGTGAATCGTTTCCATTGATGTTTTTAGAGTGTCTAAGGCATCTAATCTATTTTTAGATGGTTTACCCTTATCACAATCGTGCATTGCTTTTATAATTAAGATATGTAATTTGTTTTTTCTAAGTAATAGTTCTAATTCATCCATAATTCTCTGTATTTTTTAGTGGGTTTATGCCTCCGATTGTAAAACCTAAACCGTTGTTGAAATCAAATCTTAAAGGCTCTCCTAACATTGTACAGCTTCCTCCTGATTCTCGGTCTTTAATTTTCATAACGTGAACCTCTGTAAAAGGCCATAATTCCTTATGTGATATTAATCTGTGGACTACGAATAGCGAATCGACTCTATTTGGGAACACCTGGCCTCCCTCGCAGTCAGCTTTTCTAGGGTTTTGAATGTGTCCGTTGAGTAAGTGGTCAGGAGGGTAGACTCTACGAGCTGCCTCAGTCTGAGGATGAATACTTACAAACAAAGTCTTACCTGTCTTATTACAAAATTTTCTCGCACTATTACAGAAATTATAGTTTCTGTCAAATTGATTAACTCGTCTGTCGTGATTCAATCCAGTATAAGGGTCGATAGCACACACATCAGCGTCAGAGTTTGCGAAGATGTTAAACAAATCAATAGGACTATAAAGTTTTCTGTTATTAATAAACTTAAAATATTTACTTATTTCATTATTATATTTTAGTATTTCAAACTTCGTTAAGTCTTTTAATTTAGTGCCTGTCCACATTTCTATAATATCTCTTTTTAATTGTGAGGACCTATTCTCACCACTCCAAATAATAAACTTTAATTTGTGTTTTTTTGCTAGTGTTGTAAAATACCATAATAACCAAAACGTCTTCCCTACATTGTCCAACCCTAAACAAAGGTTAAACTCTCCTCTTTTTAAAACGAGATTTTCATCCAATAAACAACCTATCTTAAGACCTTGCTTAATCTTACCGTCTTTATAGTCGTATAAGTATTTTAAAGCGTTGTCGTCTTCTACTATCATTTTTTAAGAAGTTTTTTAACCTCTTCAGATACTTTTAAGACGTTGTCGTTTTCGTAATTATCTTTTCTTTTCTGTTCTTTTCTTAATGCTTGAGCTTTGCTTAAGCTATGCTTCCCGCCTTTTCTTCCTGATTCTACTCTTTTTGAGTGTGAATCTTTACGCTCTTTAAATTGATTATCTAACCAATCTATTACAATATTTTTGCCTTTTTGTTTTACTATTCCAACGTCTAAAAGGCTTTTGAAGTCGTTAGGAATTATTCTTTTGTATTGTTCTAAAGGAACTTTACATTCTTTGCTCCAATAGTAGCAAACTACTTTCATAAACGCTCCCTGCTGTTCTAAGCTGAGAAAGCTTATTGTGCCTGTGAGCCATTGATTAGGATTGAATTTAAACCACGGTAAATCTGTCATTGTTCTTTGTTTTATTTTATTTGATTATGTATTTTAAAGGTAATAATATTCCTTTACTTGTATTGTTGTCGCCTCCTGCGACTTTTTTGAGGGTTTTCAATTTACAAAGTTTTTTTAACTTATTAGTTTCAATTAAAATAATTTGTTCATTGCTTATAACAAACGCCCACCATTTTGCTTGTGTTGTACTTATGCCACTTAGTTTACCTCTTGACATATATTCGACAAAAACATTACCAGTACATTTGTTTTTAATAGCGTCTCTATCTGTTTTAACTTCAATAGTATTTCCTTTTAATTCAAGTATTTTTGAAAGTAAATTTTCTCCTTTATTTCCAAGTTTTAAGTCGTATTTAAAGTCACTATTAAACTCCATTAGTTATTAGATTTTAAGTTATCGTAATAAAAAGACTTTTCTTCTTTGCTTATTTCTTCCCACTTATAAGTTGGAGTAGAACCGTAGTCCCACTCCTGCTCATAATATGCTTCTCTTTTGTAGTTTGGTATTTGATTTACTTTTATAGGCTTATACAATTGACATAAATAAACAGCATTAATGTTCCACTGCTCAGCTAGTTCGGGAATTGTATATCCCTCAATTATTAAATCTTGTACAAGCCTTGAAAACCATATCGAATTCCCTTTCATTGAAGTCATCTATTATTTTTTTATACTTAAAAGGGTAAATCGTTTGAAGATTCCCAGGAGTCAGAATCTTGTTTCACAGGCTCAGCTTGTTTTTCTGTGTCAGGCTTCCAAGTATCTACAGAGACAGCAACGTTCTTTCCGTATTGGTCAGCTTCGTCTTTTACGTTTATATTTAATTTAATAAACTTATTACCGTTATACTCCTGAATATAGTCTTTAATTTTAGCGGGGTTGATTGTTACTTTTAACCACTTGTCGTTCATTGCTTTACCGCTTCCACAGTATATTGTTTCTTCTTTCTTCATTTTTATTTGTTTTTATTTGTTTATTTATTTGTTTTTATAATATCCGTTATTTAGTCTTTCATCAACGAGTCTGTCATAGGCTTCGTCTATTAAGTCAAAAAAGTCTCTTTGTTCTTCGTCTTCCATAATTATTTATTTAATTCAAATTTTATGTACATTCTGCAATCTATAACTCTTTTATAAATGCTTTCAATTACTTCGTTATCTCTTTCAATATTAAATACTTTAATTCTATACTTTGAGTCTATATTACTATACTTATAGTGTTGACAAAATAAGTCATAATTATCAGCATTACTAAACTTATATTCTCTCTCAATTAACTCGTCAGGTGTGTCCATAAGAGTGTAGATTAACTTATAATTATCTAAGCCAGTTAGAGCCATATATCCTTGAGCTTGATAGTAATATGCTTTATTAGGTATTGCGTCAAAGAATAAAGGAAAGCTATAACAATCCCAACTGTTTTTAACGTCAATTAAGTGGTCTGAAAGTATTGCGTCAGGTGTTCCAGTTAAAAAGTCGTTTTCAAAACTCTTTTCGTTTTTAATTATCTCTTTATAATCTAAGTTTTTAGCTATATAATTAAGAGACTCCTGTTCGACTTTATTTCCTTTCTCTGTGTATTTACTACTAAACTCTTTTTTACGTCCGTAGATTTGCTCTTTTAGCCAATCCTGACAATAAGACTTAGTCGTCTTTGATATTGTGTCGGTCTTCCTTTGTGGCTTTGTCATTATCTGACCTATTGCCGAACATCTTATTTTGAAATCTTGCATAATCTATTTTGTTAAATAATTCGTCTAAAAAATTGTTGTTTTCGACTGTGTTTGCTTTGTTGTCTTGCATCTTATTTCTTTTTTAAATCCTCTTTAAACTCATCTTCTCCAAATACACCCAAAGCATAAAGCCCCGATAATTTTAACACTATTCTTGACATTGCTCTTTTTTCTGCAATTGCTACAGGATAGGCGTTTCTATTATTGTCGGGAGCTGCCTCTCCGAATGTTTCAATTACTACGTCTTTTAGTTGTCCTATGGCTTTTATTACACAGGTTTTTGTGTCAGGGTTGTAATGTTTAAGTGTGTATTCAATTAAGATTCCTGAGTCTGCCTGAATTTTGTCTATTCCGCTTCTCGTTATAATGTGATAATGAGAGTGTTTAAAAGTGTCCTCTTCACTTAGATTAAACTCTATGAAGAGTTTGTTTAGTTGTTCTTTGCGTGTCATAATTTTTGATTTTAACTATTGATTTTTTTATTGTTTTAAGTCGTTTGGGAAAGTAATTATAATTAATTAATTTAAGTTTTGAGCTTATTTCTTTAAATAAATCTAGATATTCCTCAAATCGTTCTCTGTGTTTTATGATGTCTTTTCGAGTTGGTGTCCAGTTCTTTGAACTTAAAAGTCTTTTATTAAAATTGATTCTTACTACTAAAAATCTAAGTTCTTCGTAAAGGTCTTTTGATGCTTCAAAACGTTCCCACTCTTCTAAGTATTCGCTGTAGCTACCCCAACTCATAACAGCTCTTTTAATTTGTTTACTATATTATAAAGCTGCATAAACTCTCCAGTCTCTACTAATAAGTGATAATCAGTTTTAAAGCTAGTAAACTCAATTATAGTTGGATTTCCGTCTCTTTTGTCTATTGAGACTTTTACGTCTGTGTGATGGTCTTTAAATTGATAAGTTCTCTTTGTTGGTGTTGCTTCCATTATTTTAATTTTTGTATTTTATTTAATAATTTTTCGCATTCGCTTGTACTATTTTCTTTTATATAATCCTCTATAAATTTAACGATTAGTTTAGAATAGCTTACTCCGTTCTCTTCAGCTTTCTCTTTGAATTTAATTAAAATTTCTCTTTTATTATCTGTTATGTAAAAGTTTCCTATCATTATGCTATTTTTAAAATTATTATTATTGTTAAGTTATAAGCTACATATATAGCTCCGATTAATGTTAGTGATTGTAATAGTAGTTTTTTCATTGTTGTTTGTTTTCGTTTATAAAGTTGTCTATAAAATTGTTGATTTCTAAAGACATTGAAGTACCTTTGTTTTTTATGATTTTTTTAAATGTATTATATTTTTCAATGTCATAAATGTAAATTGATTTAACAGTGTAATTTTTCATAGTTTAGTTGTTAATTATATTCAAATATATATATAATATTTATAATAAAACTAATTTACTATAACTTTTTTTAAAAAAACTTTAAGCTACTTCGAGAAAATAATTAGAATAAATGTGTCAGACGTGCGACTTGTCCGTAGTTTTTAGATATAAGAAAGCCTTCAATTCCTTTATTATTAGAACTTTGATAACCGCTCTTATGATGCCAGTTGTCACTTTCGGACGGTGACATAAGTGACTCAATGTGAATTCCTGGAAATTGTTTACTACTTAATTTGTGGTGAATATGCTGTGTGAACATATAGCGAAATTTACAGCTGCTCCAATCACTACACTCGTCAGCCATTATTAAAGGTAGTGTGTCAAATTTAATCTTATCACCGTGGCAGCTACCAATTAAAGAAGCGTTCTCATTAGTACCGTATTTGTAGTATTTTCTCATTCTTAAACTAACATCAAAAGAAGTGTTTTTGTTGTGTCTAAAGTGAGTTTGTAGTATTTGAGCTAACATCCAACCGCTAACTAAATCGTGGTTTCCAGGTGTAAACATACAATGGACGTCAGCAACCTGTAAAAGCATTTCAATAACTTCAACCATCAAGCGTTTTGCAATCATAAAATTGTCCGAGAACAATCCGTCAACATCCTGCGGGGTATTATTTGTAGTAGTATTTTTAAAACTGTCAACGTGAAGCAAATCTCCCGCTAATAATAAAACTACTTTATCAATATTAAAACCTTGAGCCTTTTTAATTAAAGACTTTACACCCTCTAACGTTCTTATTACTGCTATTTGTGAGTTATAGTCTTGGTCTGCATTAAACGACTTACAAAGCTTCCCAATATGTAAGTCAGACGGAGAACAAAAGAACAGATGCGGGTCTTTGTATTTATCTCTATCTAGTTTAGGATATTGAGGAGAAAATTCTTTTAACTCTTTTATTAAGTCCTTACCTAATTTATAAAAGTCTTTTTCTTTTGGGTTCGGTTGTTTAAAGTATAAAGAAGCATTTTTGTTCTTAATCCATCCGCTGTGAACTGACTCAACGTTTAAGCCCTCTCTCTCTGCCTCTTCTTTAACGCGTCTATAGTTTGAAACGATGTCAACCTCATCGTCTTTTAACCTCATTCTCGTTGTTGTTCTCTTACTTTCTGAGCTGCTCATTTTTTAGCAATAGAACCAAAATAATAACCGACAATTGATAGAACAATTCCTTCTACAATTCCCGTTGTGTGAATCATTAACTCGCTATTGTGTTCGGGTACTGTCACAAACACAATTGAAATAATTAAAAAGACAAAACTAGTTAAGCCTATTATACCCGTTGCGTTCATCATCCAGTCAACTGCTCCCGTTTTTGTCAAATCTACTTCTCTCTTTCTAGCTGAGTCTCTGTCCTGAACCTCTAAGTTATATAATTCTACTGTCTGTTGGTGTAATTGTGCTTTCTCTTCAGGTGTTAAGTCAGGGTCTGAGTCTATTAAGTTCTTCACTACTCCCATAACACCTTTGTCAGGTAATAAATCGCCAACAATATCCAAAACTTTTGGAGCTTTCTCAGCTAATAACTTCCCTAATTTACTGTTTTTTAATTTACTCATTCTACTACTATTTTGATTGGTCCACACTCTTCAATGTGGTTTGCAATAATTGGATAAATTCTTTTATAAGCTTGTGTTGAATAACTGCCTGTAAACTTTTTAGCGTCTACAACATCATTCAATAATAAACACCCCGCAGTATGTTCGTCTGTGTTTCCTGTGTGAATTAAAATATACTGAAATTTTAGTCCTTTATTTTCTAAAGTCCAGTTTGGTTTGTTATATAAACACAACATCCCTTTATGATTCTTAAACTTCTTAGAGTATCTATTATGAAAGCCTCCCTCTTTTCTTAGGTCTATATTATAAACACCCTCAGGAATACGAGTTTCAGCGTAGACTTTCTTTGTCCTTTGCTCGTCTTCTATTACAAAGCATTGGAATTCGTCATCTATATAAAATAGACTAATTGATGCGTCTCCGTTGTCTGCTATTCTTTTAAGTCTAATTTCCACTACTTGGACGCTTTCTTGAGGCTTTTGATTTAGCGTTTAATATAAGTCTCTCTTCCATTTTCGCTAATTTAACTCTTAATTGTGTGTTTTCAGTAATTAACACATCAATTTTCAATTCTAATTCGCTAATCTTATCTTTTAACTCTTCAATAACTTTTAAGGATAGACCGTCAACTCTTTCTTCTTTAGCGGCTGAGATATCCATACGCTTTTTCACTATGTTCCAAATTTCCTTAATGCCTAACGCTCCAACTAAGGTGCTAACTACCATTATTAAACTGTGGTCTTCCATTACTATTATGTTATTATTTTTATTCATTATTATTCTTCAGGCATCGGTTCACTCCACGCTGCTGTTGCCATTAATTCTAAACACTCTTGATGGTTCATTTTATCACCTACAATTGGCAATACTCCACTTGTTACAAAACTCGGTTCTGTAATGTAGCTTAATAACCCTTGTGTGTTTGCTAAGTTTCTACGCATTGTCTGAGCAGATGTTTGGTTAACTTGTGAAAAGTCAACTTTGCTTGTTTCTGTTAATTCT